GACACCGGAGTGCCGCGCAGCTTCTGAGGTTGCTCCCTGGGCCCCATATCGCAAGGTTACGCGGTTGGCCTGTTGCGCAGTATGCCCATTCTCGTTGACTGGAAATTGGGCATAGTGTACCCATTCTGATCGTGCGTACCCTTGTTGAACAACTCCGAGACGCCTACGACAAAACCGGCTGGACGATGGATGAGCTGCTGGAGCGCAGCGGCCTCGACCTCGACCGCTCGTCGCTGCGGCGAAAGCTGCTGGACGTTCGCGATCCCATCCCCATGAAGACCGAGGAGTGCGAGGCGCTCGCGTCTGCACTTGAGGTCACGCTGGTCGTGTTGCCCGAAGAGGCGCGCGCGTCGTGAGGTCATCTGACGCCTACGCAGCGTCCATCAACGCCGTGGTTCCCGCTCTGGCACAAGGAGAGAGTTGGTTCGCATGTCGCGGCCATCTTCCCATCGTCGCCAGGGTTGAACGCGCAGAACGCGATGAACTGTCGAGTGCACTCCTTCGGATAAGCCTTCAACTGCCCGAAGAAAGTACGGCAGTCGTCCTCGGAGCGGGTGCAATAGAGATCGTTGCACCACCACTCAGGCGCGCTCGCTTTCTCGAGTGCTGCGAGGCGTCTCTCCACGCTCGCATCGGTCTTCGTTCCGCCGCTGCACGCCGCAACGGCCACCAACAGAATTATCACCCGCATGTTGGAACGGTAAGTCCCAGCGCCGGGTGCGGTCTAGGAGTTTCACTGTGAGTCGCGTCAACCTGGATGGGAAGATCTGGAACGAACCGCGCGCGAAACGTCTGGCTAGACGCTACGGGTGGTCGATGCGCGAGGTCGTCGGGACCCTCGCGGCGATCTGGGACGTGGCCTACAACGCACGCTCGGCGGTTGTGTCGATCGCTGACATCGACACCGCTGCGGAGACCGACGGCTTTGCGCAGAGCATGGTTGCAGAGAGCCTTGCTGACGTCATCGAAGGCGACATGTTGTGTGTTCGCCTGCGTGGAGTAACGGAGCGCATCCAGTTCCTAATCCAGCAGGCGGAAAGGGGAAAGCGCGGAGGTGAAGCGAAGGCTAAGCCAACGCCAAGCAAGCGCCAAGCGAACGCTAAGCGAACGCTAAGCCTATCTCCTTCTCCTTCTCCTTCTCCTTCTCCTTCTCCTTCTCTGTCTCTTCCTCCGGCTCTGGATCAGGATCAGATCTCAGAGAAGAATTCCGCTGCGCCTTCGGCTGGCGGGATGGTTGGGTTGGAATCTGCCATCCAGCGCAACCAGGGTGACGTCGGCCTCGCGCGCGCTAAGAAGCGCAAGCCCAGCGAGCTGACCCCGGAAGAGCAGGCCACGGCACGCGTGGTGCTGGACAAGCTCGGCAGCTACAACGGCGTGCGCTACAGCGGCACGGCTGAGCACACGCGGCTGATCGTTCGCCACCTGCGCGAAGGCATCACCGAGCGCGACCTGCGCATGGTCATCGGCTACTGCTGCTTCGAGCTCGGCTGGCTCGAGAAGCCGGACATGTTCAAGTACCTGCGGCCTGAGACGCTGTTCGGCGCGCAGACGCTGAGCAAGTACCTCGACCCGGCGCGCACCTGGTTCGCGAAGCTGCCACAGGACCAACCCTCGTCGAGCGCACAGGGAGCGCCGTCGGAGGATCGAATAGCCCGAGCGCTGACGTTCACGGGACCCGAGTGGGAAGAGCCGGCCTGGATGGCCGCGGGAGGTGATGCGTGAGTTTCGACGACGAAGACCCCGAGGTGCGTGCCGATGCGATGGCGCGACGGTACCCGGACACGAGCGGGCGTGAGTGCATGTCCGAAGAGGCTTTCGCGACGGCCATCCGCCGGACGGCCACACCCAACGTGATCGGCGTCGTGCCGTGTCGAGCTCGCTGCGGCGCGGTCGTCGACTGGACCGACGAGGCCGATCACGCCTTCGACACGTGGAACCGGCACCTGCTGGCCAAGCGCGAGGCACCGCTGGACAAGACCCGCATCGCGTTCTGTCCGTCGTGTCAGCGCAAGGGCATGACCATGCGCGCCGAGCAGAACCGCAAGCAGGTCGACCGCCCGGCCGAGCTCATCCGCGAGCTCAAGGACGAACAACCGCCGAGTCCGACCCGTGAGCGCGAGCTGCTCGAGGCCATCAAGGCGCTGAATCACCCCGACGTGGACGGGCTTATCCAGGCCGTGCGCGAGAAGCGCGCGAAGCAACCCGTCGGCAAGCGCATGAGAAGCGGGGAGTTGCTGCGATGAGCGAGCACGACGAGAAACACTGCACCGTCCACTGCGACGCCGATGGTTGTTCGGCGCGCATCTACACCAACCGCGACATCACCGAGGAGCAAGCCGCCGAGATGGCGACTGCTGCCGGGTGGGAGAGCACGAAAGGAACCGCGCGATGGCATCACCACTGCCGACGTCACAAGACGCAATAATCCCACTGCCGCTCCTGTGGCGGCTCCTGGCTGAAGCACACAAGGGCGTGCGCCGCAGCGGTTCAACCGAGGCGGATACCTGGGCGTATCAGCGGCGTGTGCACGTCAGGTTCAACGCACTGCTGCGCGAGCGGGGCATCACGTTCGAGGGGTTCCGATGACCCGGCGTGTACACCGCGACGACACCCCGGACGTGGCTCAGCTGCGCGCCAGGCTGGACAGGGCATGCATCACGGTCGCTACGGTGTTGGACGGCGGCGAGCGCGACCCGACCTGGGGCGAGTCACAGGAGCTCGAATCGGCGGCCATCGAGTTGGGCAGGGCGCTGCAGCAGAAGCCGCGCAGGTCCACGGCTGACGTGTTCGTGGGGAAGGTGCTGCCGTGAAGTTTGTGGCGGTAAAGGTCGGACCATCGATTAGCTCACGTCTGGCGCACGTTCGCGGTTTGCCGCGCCTCGCATTCGAGCGAGCCATTTTGCGCGCGCTGGCGGCAGAGCAGGCCCGTTTTCAGGCACGCCAGAGGGCTGAGGCCAGCCGCTACCGGAGATTCCTGGGCTGGACCTGGTAAGTCCGGCGTTCGGACAGTGTGCAGTTGTGCAGTCTGAACAGTAATGCAGAGTGGTGGAGTGTCAGTGTGATCTGATATGGCGACTGGACATGGGCACCAGGGAAGCGCCAAGCGGGGCGGGGGTCGCCACGGTCGCGGAGTGGCTCCGCAGTGAGCACGGCAAGCACTGCAGCCTGCTGACGCAGCTACGCGACCGCCTGTCGCAGACCATCGCCTCGGACATCACCGAGGGCGGCGTCCCATCTCGCGATTGGTGCCGTGCCTACGGGCGCTACCAGACCGGGCTGACCGCGTACATGACCGAAGAGCGCGAGCGCGTGAAGCTGTCGCTGCTCGCAGGGAAGCAGGGCGACCAGCCGCTCACCGATGACGAGTACCAGGCGGGGCTTGAGCAGCTTGCTCTGGAGAGTCTCGGCGAGGCCAGCGACGTCGAGCTCAAGGCCGAGATCCAGCGGCGCGGCCTCAAGGTCGTCGTGGTTGACGAGGAAGGCGAGGACGAGTGATCCGCGGCCCGCGTCAGTCCGACCAGAACTACATCGCATCGACCTGGGTGCGGTCGCTGGCTGGCGTCGCCAACCGTCGCCTGGGGCGTCGCGGCGGTGAGATTGGCATCGCCGTCGACCAGGTGCTTGACCGCGGCGACACACGTGCGCTGATTCGGCACCAGGCCGGCAACCGGGACCACATCCTCGGCTATGTCGTGTTCGTCGAGGGCGCAGGCGTGCCGGTGGTTCACTATATCTACGTCAGACAGGACTACCGCGGACGCGGCCTGGCGACGCAGCTCCTACGCGAAGCGGGCGTCACGAGTGACAGCAGCGTCGTGTGCACGTCGCTCGGACCTGACTCGGCGCGCATTCGTAGCCGGTACCAGGGAGCGGTGTACATGCCGCTGGATGAGTTTCTGCAGCCACCGAAGGGAATCAGACCATGAATCAGACTGCCAATGTCGAGATGCTTTACGATAGGTTGCTCGTGCGCGTCGTGGGCGAGTCCAACCGCACCAAGTCCGGCTTGTTCATCCCGGACATGGCCGTGCAGAACACGCCGTACCTGCGCGCCGAGGTCATCGAAGTCGGCCACGGTCGCGTTGCGATGAGCGGCGAGGTGGTGCCGCTGCGCGTGAAGGCGGGTGACGTCGTGGTCTTCTTCCGTGTCAGCGGCGGTGAGCAGCTCGTGTTCCCGTCGGACACCGGCGAAGACCTGCTCATCATCCGCGAGAACCACGTAGCGATGATTCTGCGGGACTTGCCCAAGGACACCGGCCTCGTCAACCAGGACGGCGCTGCCGTGGTCGTGCAGTGACTGACACCTGCTCATGGTGCGGCCTGCGTGCCGCGACTCGCGTCCTGTTCAACTCACCGACGTGTGACACATGCGGCGACGCTGACCGCCGCTTCCGCGCTTACCAGTACCTGCAGCGGCTCAAGCGGGCCGCGGGAGAGTAGCCATGCTCGTATCCGTGACGTTCCTAACCCCCATCGTTGCCGAGCCCTGGCCCGGCGGAACCAACCACTGGAGCGTGAAGAGCGACGGCGAGCGCGGTGTCGAATGTGTCGACAAGGGCACGCACATGCTCGTGATGTGGACGAGCAAGAGCGACGTGTGGAAGGGGCGTAAGTGCCGCGTCAAGGTGCCGCTCACCAACATCGCGCAGACCTTCGAGGTAGACGACGCGGAGAAGCCATGATCGACCCCGAGGACCGCCGGGGCGGCATCAGTGACGTACTGCTCAGCGGCGAGCAGGCCGAGGCCTATCGCGAGTACGTCGACGCCAGCAAGCAGCTTGAAGGGCTGTTCAAGGCGTACAACATCGCGAAGGAGCGACACCAGGTCGCGCTTGCCAAGCTGACGAAGTTGGCAGCACAGTGAGAGTCATGTGGGGGCTGTGGACATTCGCAGAAGTGGATGGCGGCGCCCGCATCGTCGAGCGCGTGGTAAGCCTGTTCGCGTCAAGGGAAACCGCAGTGAAGGCAGCAGCAGACCAGATGCTCTCGGAAATCAGCGATGAGAACATGAACCCGCGAGATCGTATGCGGCTGTTCGTGCGCGAAATCTCGGTCCACGAGGACTAATGGACGAAGCCCGTGCCCGAGCGCTCATTGCCGAGCGCCGTGCGCGGCGTGAGCGGGACAAGAAGCGCCAGCGCGTCCTTGCGCTGACGGCCATCATCCGCTCGTTCTACTACCCCGAGCAACACGCCTTCCTCACGAGCAAGGCCAAGCGGCGGGCCACGCGCAAGACGCGCCGAGCTGGCGCTACCACCGGCGGTTGCCGCGAGATGCTGTGCAGGGCGCTCGAGCAGGACCGCTTCCGCGCCACGTACATCAACGCCACGCGTATCGAGGCGCGTCAGCTCGCATGGGAGAGCGACACACAGGGCGGCCTGGTCGACCTGGTGCGCCAGTACGGCAAGGACGTCAGCGCCGGCGGTGTCACCCGGTTCGACGTCGCTGGCGTCATCGTCGAGGTGCGCGAAGCCGAGCTCGCACTAGAGTTCAGCAACGGCAGTCGGCTGGACTTGTTCGGCGCTGACGATGAACGCAGCCTGAACAAGCTCCGCGGGCGCGCCAAGCACCTGTTCTGGATTGACGAGGCGCAAAAGTTCCGCTTCCTCGAGAAGTTCTACAAGGCCGTCATCAGCCCGGCGCTCGCTGACTTCGACGGCGAGTGCTGGATGACGGGCACGCCGGACGTAGACTGCGCGGGCTTCTTCTACGAGGTGACGCGTGACGATGGGGCCACGGTTGGCGGCTGGGAAATTCACGTGCTGCGCGTCGTGGACAATCCCTTCTTTGGTGCCACTGTCGAGGAGCGATGGGAGCGCACTGCCGGCGCGGCCATCCGTGAGAACGGCTGGAATGACGACGACCCGGACCTCCTGCGCGAGTGGTTCGCGCGATGGGTGCGCACGGATGCCCGCTTCGTGTACGCGGTCAACGCCGTGCCCGCGCACGAGCTGACCTACGCCCCGCTGCGCCTGGATGACGACGGCTTCCCAGACCTGCAGGCGGCCCTGCGTGACCTGCCGAGCTATGTCGAGGGCCTCGAGTACTTCCTGGCGCTCGGCGGCGACCTCGGTACGCGCGATGACTTCGCCTTCGTGGTCTACGCCTGGTCCCTCAAGGACACGACGCTCTACGAGCTCGTGTCGTGGAAGCGCCCCGGCCTCGACTACGACGAGATGGCGGCCTACCTGCGCGCCGTGTGTGACCAGGTCCACGTCAGCATCGTCGTGTGCGACGCGGGTGGCGGCGGCAAGCCCGCTGTGATGGGCTGGTCGAAGAAGTGGGTGGACCGCTACGGCTTGCCCATCACCGAGGCCACGAAGACGAACAAGGCCATCGCCATCAAGCAGAAGAACAACGACATCCGGCGCGGCCTGCTCAAGTTCCGGCAGGGCAGCCCGCTGTTGACCGAGATGATGGTCCACCGATGGGCACCGCAGCGCAGTGCGACCGGAAAAATGGTGGAAGACCCAAGCACGCCGAATCACTGCTGTGACGCGGGCCTGTATGCGCACCGCGAGAGTTACCACCACCGTTTCCGCGAGGAAGTCTTGAAACCCGAAGCCGGTTCGCCAGAATGGATCGCACATGAGGAGCGGGACCTCGAAGAAGCAGCCATCAGCCCGGACGAGGACATCGTCCTCAGCTGGTGATGCGCTCGAGCTCGCCCGCGCCCTGCGCCGCGATGGTTTCGTGGCCACGCACATCACCGTGGGCGACGTGAGCTTGGAGCTTGCGCCGCTTGTCACCGCATCCAGCGCCCCATCGCGCGGCGCGGCTGACGCTCGTGGCGTGGTCGACGAGTACGGCGGTGCAGCCATCGCCAAGGTCCTCGGAGACGATGACGGCGGCGATGATGACTACGTGACGGCGGTGAAAGCGTGACCCTCAACCTCGTCAGCGCCCCAGAGTCCGCGCAGCCCATGACGGGTGCGCCGCTCACGCCGTAAGTCCGACGAGGACGGCGAGCACCTCGGCACGAGCCGGTGGTGGTGCTGCGAAGGTGACCAGGCTGCGTCTGCCCTGTGGGGCTGGATTGACCGCCTGAAGCGCCACCACCGCGTGCAATCCGCGATGGATGCCGTGTGGGAAGCGGTCTACCGCGACGTTCCCATCACCGTAGCCCGCGACGGCTCGGCCCTGGTGCGTCGAGCGCAGACCGACAGCCGCATCAAGCTCGCCAAGAGCATGGTTGGCACGATGGCCAGCCGCATCAGCAAGCGGCGGCCCATGCCGACCATCAGCGCCGACGATGCGACGTGGAGCGAGAAGCGCTACGCCAAGAAGGCATCGCGTGTGCTGCGTCGCAAGATGGGCCAGTCCATCGTAGAGCGCCTGTGCCCGAAGGTCGTGCGCGATGGCCTCATCCGTGGCACCGGCGTCGCCAAGGTCTACCGCGATGGCGGCGACGTAGCCATCGAGCGCGTGCCGCGCCGGGAGATCGTCGTCGACCCGACCGAGGCGCGCTACGGCACGCCCCGCGTCATGGGGCAGATCAAGCGCGTCAGCAAGGACGTGCTGGCCGAGATGTTCCCGGACCACCGTGACGCCATCATGGCCACGGCGGCGGCCACTCGCGAGGAGTGGGAGCCCTTCGAGGGCGAGATGGAGTCGGACCAGGTCGAGGTTGCCGAAGGCTGGCACCTGCCGAGCGGGCCCAACGCCGAGGACGGAAAGCACGTCATCGCCCTGCGTGGCCACCTGCTCATGTGTGAGGAGTGGGAGCGCCCCCGCTTCCCGTTCGCCTTCTTCCACTGGTGCGCGCCCGTCGACGGATTCTGGGGCACGGGCCTCGTTGAAGAGGCAGCGCCGACGCAGAAGGAAGTCAACGACACGCTGGCCGGCATGGGCGAGAACATCAGCGCAGCTCTGGCGCTCAAGGTGTTCGCGTTCCGTGGTGCCAACGGCATGAACGTCAACAAGCATCATCTCAAGGCCAAGGGGCCCGCGGTGATCGAGGTCGACGGCCAGGCACCGCAGTACGTGGCCCCCACGCCCTTCAACCAGGCCACGCTGGAATACCTCAAGTGGCGCATCCAACAGGCCTATGAGATGTGCGGCATCTCGCAGGCGTCGGCTGCGTCTAAGAACCCGCTGGGGTCCAACGCATCGGGCAGGGCGCTCGATACGATGTATGACCTCGAGTCGGACCGCTTCGCTGACGTCGAGAGTGAATATGCCCAGTTCCGCGTAGAACTCGGCCTGCTCACGCTCGACGAGGCGCGCGCAATTGCCGACGACGCATCGGAAGGCGAGCTACCCGAGAGCACGAAGGTCGCGCCGTGGATTGACGAAATCGACTGGTGCGCCATCGACCCCGACTCGGGCAACTACCACCTGGTGCTAGAGCCCATCAACTTCCTGCCTGATGCGAAGAGCGGCAAGCTCGCCACGGTCCGCGAGATGGCGGACGCCGGCCTGCTTTCCAACCCGATGCAGACGGCGGCGCTGTTCGACGAGCCTGACATCGCGGCAGCCAACCGACACATGCTCGGCCCATACCGCCGCATCGAGAAGTGGCTCGAGGACCTGGCCAACGCGGACATCCCGCTCGAGGACTGCGTCCCCACGCCGTACATGCTCCGCGTGCCCAACCTGGCGAAAGAGATGCTGCTCGGTGAGCTCGACATGGTCGAGGCCGAGATGGACAGCACCCGGCGCACCAAGGACGAGGACGAGGTCCTGGGCCGCTTCCGCTGGGCTGCCGACATGCTGAAGAGCGCCGAAGAGGAGCTCGCGCAGCAGGAGGCAGCGAAGGCACCTGTGCCAGCACCCGGCGCGATGCCGATGCCCGCCGACCCGGCAGCAGCCGCAGCCCCGGCGATGCCGATGGACCCGACGATGATGCCGCCCCCGATGCCCGGAAACGGCATGGGCGGCTTGGACGCGATGGCGGCGGCTGGATTGCCGCTTGAACAGGGAGTCATCCAGTGAGCACCGACCGCGACGAGTATGAGCCGGCCCTTGATGTGTCTGACCTCTCCACCGAGTCCGCTGACACCGTCGGCATGGACGAGGGAGCCCCCGTCGAGGTGCGCGAAGTTGTGCGCGACCGCGGCGTCAAGGAAACGACCCGGCGGCTGTTCGCGGAAGCGGCCAAGAAGCTCAAGCCCCAACTCGATGCAGGCGAGGGAGCCGAGGAACTCGAGCCAGCCATCAGTGACGATCAGCCGGTAGCAGCGGCAGCAGCCTCCGCGACCCCACCCGCCGCGTCGAAGGCCTTGTCCCCCGACGCTGCCGCTGCCACACCGGCCCTTGATCCCGTGTCGAAGGCCGTAGACACGCACGCATCGGCGCAGCTCGAGCTCGCGCGCAAGGCGTTCGATGACGAGCGCGCTGCCTTCGAGAAGACCCGCGACGAGTGGGCGGCCAAGTTCGACATCCGCGAGAAGTACGCGGACGACCCCGCAGGAGCTATCGTCACGCTCATCAAGGAGTGGACGGGCGCGGCCACTGATGACGAGCTGCGCGACGAGGTGTCGGACCTGGTCACGATGCTGTCGGGTAGCACGCTCGGTGCGTCCATCCCGGAGCACCTCAAGATCCGCATTGACTCCAAGCGCGCACTGCGCCAGGTGAAGGCGTACAAGGCCGACCAGGCCAAGCGCGAGGCCGAAGCCGCCAAGCGCGCCGAGGTCGAGCAGCGCACCCGCGCCGAGCAGGATGCCGTGCGCACGCTCGCACGCGAGCTCGACGCGGCCAAGGACAAGTTCCCGCACCTCGCAGCCGAGGACGACCCCGGCGCAATCGTGTGGGAGGTCATCAAGACCAAATACGCGCGCGAAGGCGTCGAGCCCAACTGGGAGGACTGCGCCAAGCTCGCCGAAGAGCACTTCAAGAAAAAGTCCGACGCTTGGATCGCCCGGCGTCGGCACCTGCTTGCCCCGGCAGCGCAGACAGCGCCTGTCTCGAAGGCAAGCGTGCCCCAGGGAGACCCCCAGAGTCGCAGGTCCAGCACGCTGACCAACCAGACAGCCGCCCCGGTCCAGCCCGCATCTACGGATGAGGGTGAACACGACCGGGATGCGCATCGACGCCGGTCCCTCGCGAATCTTCGCGGGCGAATGAAGGAAGGCGCTGCGTAGCGCACTGACTTCGGTGGGTAGGTCCTAACCGGCGAACAAGGACCTGCGACATGGCACAGCTCGATCTGACCGCATTCGACCCGATGCTCAAGGACCACTACGCCCCCGGCGAAGTGGCCAAGATGGCGTTCCAGAACAACAAGGCTCTGGGCCTCATCAAGAAGTCCCGCAAGAAGATGGTGGGAGGCCGCAAGTGGGTGCAGCCCGTTGGCTACGCACTCCCCGGCGGCGGCTCGTCCACCTTTGCCACGGCGCTTGCCGCGGCGAACAACACCAGCAAATACGAGGCGTGGGAAGTCACCCGCGCGTCGCACTACCGTCTCGCGAAGGTGCAGAACGAAGTGATCGAGGCCACCGCCACCGGTGACGTCGACGCCTTCGAACCGGCATTCGACGAGTTCGACCGCGCCATCGACGCGGAGTCGAACTGGATCAACTTCCGGTTCTTCCGCTCGAAGTCGGGCGCATTCGGTCGCCTGAACAACAGCGGCGTGGCCACCGCGGTCGCGACGCTCGACGACAAGGCCTCGGTGTGGGCGTGCCGTGAAGGCGACGTCATCAAGCTCGACAGCGCCGCGGCGGGCACCTCTCTCCGCGCCGGCACAGTCACGGTTGCGTCGGTCCAGCGCATGGACGGCACCATCACCATGACGGGCAACCTGTCGGCCGGCATCGCGGCAGCCGCGGTTACGGATTACATGTTCCTGGACGGGGATGCTACGCTCTCCCCGGCTGGCCTCGCGGACTGGGTGCCGGACACGGCCCCGACGTCCACGGCGTTCTACGGCGTCGACCGCACGCTCGAGCCAGAGTATCTCGGCGGCATCCGCATCGACGCGACGGATGGTCGCTCGGTGGCAAACGCCCTCGTGGATGCGGTCGCGGCCTGCGACAACATCGGCGGGACGCCTGACGTCTGCTTCATGAACCCGCTGACCTTCGGGACGCTGGCGAAGCAGATGGAAGGCAAGTGGACCATCACCTCGGCTGCCGGCTACGACGGCAATAAGGTCGCCACGGTCGGCTTCAAGGGCTTCACGGTCAACCTCAACGGCCAGGAGCTCACCATCTACACCGACCGGTGTTGCCCGGTGAAGCGCATCTACGTCCTGACCTGGTCGAGTTGGACGATGTTCTCGGCGGGCCCGGCGCCCAACTTCCTGCAGCGCCGCGCTGGCTCGATCATCAAGGTCAGCGAAGCGAGCGACGGCTACGAGGCCCGCGTGGGTGAGTACCTGAACTTCTGCTGCGCGACCCCCGGCTGGAACGCCGTGATTCTCCTGCCGTAAGGCCAGGACGAGAAAGGAACCACATGAACCGCTCTCCCAATCCACTAGTCGCGCTACCCGTCGAGGGCTGCGTGATGTTCGGCTCGGTGCAAGGCGCTGGCGCGGCGATCCCCGTGATCCCCACGACTACGCTGAGTGTCAGCTCGAGCATCCAGCCGATGACGGCAGCCGACAACATGGTGTCAGGCACTGCCGGCGACATCACGCGCTCGGGCGTGGGCGTCTACACGCTCAAGCTCAAGGAGGCACTACCGGTCATCCTCGACATCTACCCCGATGTCTGGGGCACGGACGGCAAGCGCGCGCAGGTCACGGACTACGTGCCCAACACGCGCATCCTCTCGGTGAAGGTCTACACCGCCGCGGGTGTCGCGGCCGACCTCGCGAGCACCGACAACCTCAAGCTGGTCATCTTCGGCCGGCTGTCGGTCTAGCACCATGAACAGGAGCCACATGCGCATCGGCGTTGCTGGGGCCATCTGGCTCCTGTTCGCTACCCTTTTCACGGCGCCTGCTCACGCACAGCGCCTATCACCGCAGGGCGGGACCATCGTCGGCGCAACCACCGGGGGTGGCCTGGCGGTCAGCGGGTCAAAGCTAGGCCTACTTACGTCCTGCGCCACCAACGAAGTGTTGAAGTGGAATGGCTCAGCATGGGCCTGCGGGACTGGTGGAGGCGGCGGCGGAACAGTGTCCGGGACCACTGGCAACCTGTCCGTGTTCACGTCCTCGACCGCCGTCGGAGACTTCGCCGGCAACTCGCCGACGGCTTGCACGGCAGGCAACGCGCTTACCCGCGTCACGATTGCGTCGACCGGCGCTCTTACGTTCACGTGCTCGGCGTTCGGCTCGTCGAGTCTGACGAACAGCGCGGGCGCCAACGTCGTCACGAAGAGCGACGGAACGAACCTCGTAGCTTCGAGCATCAGCGACAACGGTACGTACGTTCTGACGTCCGAGCCGACCGGCATCGGCAACGTGACGACGCCATCCGGGCAACTCGATGTGCGCATCAACGCGGACGCGACGACTGCGCAGCCGATCCAGTCGTGGGGTAACAACTTCACGGGTCAGAACTTCGCCGTGAGTCTCAATCTCGACTCTGCGAAGAACGTCATCATGAAAACGTCGAGTGCAAACACGGCGTGGAAGTTCAACAACTCATCCGCGTCCACGATCGTGACGATTGACACGAAGGCCGGAAACACGGCCATCGTGAACGCCGGAAACACTCAACTCGGCAGCACCAATACCAACACGACCACGATCAACGGTGGATCGACGCTATACGACGCGACTGGATCCACGATCTCAGCGATAGGCGGGACGGGGGCAACGGTATACGACGACACCGCATTTGCGGCGGGCGTCGGCGGCGCTGTCATCCTCGGAGGAAAATATACGAGCGGAGGAGCGTATCGCGATGGCGCCTTCATCAAGGCAAAGAAGACGAACGCGACCGATGCAAACGACGCATTTGATCTCGCACTTGGCACGCGGGCAAACGGTGGATCGCTCACGGAGCGGATGACGATCGGCAACTCCGGGAACATTGATCTAAACGTCGGTGGAACAGGCACGACGACGATCCAGGGAAACCTAACTGTAAACAGTGGCGCGACGGTCACGATCGGAAGCGCCACCACGTTCAACTCAACAGCGCCGACGACAACCTACGAATTTCGAGGGACTGTCATCTCCCCCGCGCAGATCACGGCGAACCAGAACGACTATGCGGCCTGTTTGTCGAAAACGTGCCTAATCAACTCGGACGCAGCACGCAACATCACAGGGTTTACCGGCGGAAACGACGGAGAGGAGCGGACGATCTGCAACACCGGATCGTTTCAGATCGTAATCAAGAACGAAGACGCCGGATCTACCGCAGCGAATCGGGTGACTACGCTAACCCCGGTCAGCGGAGACATTCGACTCCCGGCAAGCCAGAACGCTTGCGCGTCACTGGTCTACTCGTCGGCAACGTCGCGATGGAGGCAGATCGGCGGGACGTATCTCCCAGCGCTGACGATTGCTGCCGGTCTTACCGTCGAGTCCAGCGGTACGACGACTAACTCGCTCGTCGTCAGTGGCCTGACTACGACACAAGGCACGATGACGTTTGGCAACGACGACGCGGATACTGCGACGTTCGCGGGCAAGATTTCCGCGACCGGGACCGATCCTGCACTGTCCTCGTGCGGAACATCGCCGACGATCCTCGGCTCGGACCACGCCGGCACGGTAACGGTAGGCACCGGCACAGCGACGAGTTGCACGCTTACATTTGCCTCAGCGTATTCAACGAACGCGCCCGCGTGCATCCTTACGAGCGAGGCGAATAACGCTGATCCGCTCTACTTCTCCGCGAAGTCCACGAGCGCCTTCACCATCACCACTGCCGCCAGCACTAACCTGGCCGGCCAAAAGTTCAACTACATATGCACGGGAATCTGACCATGCCGATCAATGCAAAGTTTGCCAGTCTCGCAATCGCTGCGGCGTCGGTTTTTGCCGTGGTTGGAGTCGTTGAGTTCAGCGAGTCTGATTACGTCGACAGCACCAACTCCATGATGGGTGATGCTGGCCTCTCCCGCACAACTGGAAGCGAACGAACGACTGACCTCCTGACGGGTGAGGTCGAGCCCGGCGGTACTGTCACCACGGGAGTCACGCTGCCGCTCGGCGCCAGGGCGTCCGACGTCATCGGCCCAGGAACGTTCGACGTGGTTTCGTTTACGCACACCGACCGGAAGGACGGCACGTGGCTCGAGGTCGTTTCCCGCAACACGACGGATGCACCCCTGCGCTTCGTCGGTTTCGTCACGTACACGATGGGAGTTGAGTAGATGCGCGGAGTCCTGTTCCTGAGCGTCATGCTTGCCTGTAATACGCCTCACAACCTTGTATGTGAGCGTGTTGCCATTCTCAGCCCGAAGGCCGAGTGCATCCCGGAGATGTCGGGCGTCGGATCGTCCAACGTTCACACGGCCCGCATCACGGTCGAGCAAAACGGCTCGAAGTCCACCGTTGTCTGCGGCGTGTCACAGGGGCAGCTCGCGATGGCGTGTGATGCGTTGCAAGTGCAGCCAAAGCCCGCCGAGGCGCCGAAGCAGTAGCCATGATCTTCCTCGATGAAACCGTCGACGCCCAACGGGAGGTTCCATTCCACCTCCCGGACAGCACTGACCCGCTCACCGGCGTCATCGGGCACACCTTCGCGACTGGCGAAGTGCTCATCCGCATCCCTGGCGCTGGCTACGTCAACGCCGACGTGTCGCGCGTGGTCGAGAAGGGATACGGCGACTACGCGCTGCAGCTCACCGACGCCCAGGTGGCGACGGCGGGCAAGGTCTACATCCGCGTGTCCGTCACCGGCGCGCAGCCGTGGACGAGCTTCGAGGACATCATCAGCCGTTCCGACTTCGTGTCGGGCGGCGTCGTCACGCCAGCCACGCAGCGGACCTTCACGCTGGCCGACTTGCGGGACATGGCCCTGCGCCGCGCGGGCGTCGAAGAGTCCGGCGACCTGACTGCCGCTGTCCTCAACGACTTCATCAACGGAGCGCTGGCCGAGCTCTGGGACATCTTGAAGGCCAAGGCTGACGAGCGGCTGCTTACCTCGACCACGCTGTCTGTGACCTCGGGCAACGCGAACGCGTCGCTCCCGGCGGGCTTCTACACGCTGCGCAAGCTCGAGATCGTCGACACCGGCGTATCCAGCGGCTACCGGCAGCTCCGGTCCATCTCACTGGACGCCACGCACCGCTACGGCACCGTGGTAAGCAAGCGGTACCGGTACTGGCTGAACGCCTACAACATCACGCTGGTCCCGACGCCCAACGCAGCGGAAACCCTGCGCCTCTGGTACGTGCCCGTTGCCCCGTACCTCGTCGACGACACGGACAGCATCGACGGCTGGAACGGCTACGAGGAGCTCGTCACGGCGCTCGTGTTCAAGCGCATCCTGGCCCGCCAGGACCTGAGCACGTCGGACGTCGAGCGCGAGTGTGCCCGGCTGGCCGACCGCATCGCAGCGGCCTCGGATGGCCGCGACGCCGAGCCCTTCTACCTCAACGACCCGCAGCCTGACTTCTACGACGACGAGGTGGACTGATGCCCGCGAAGCGCAAGTCACCGCCACGGAAGCGCTCGACGTTGCTCGGCAGCAGCGTCGAGGACGTGGCGACCTCGCGCGCGTTGGATGACATCACGGCAGCCGTCAACCGCCTCGAAGACATCGCCGTCTTCACCACGGGCAAGGACGGCTACGTGCCCGCGCCGGGCACGGATGCCGCCGACACTGACGTGCTGCGTGCTGACGGCACCTGGGGCGCAGGTGGCGGCGGCACTGGGCCCGCTGGACCTGCCGGGCCGACTGGCGCGACCGGCGCAACGGGGCCCGCTGGCGCTACGGGAGCAACCGGCGCAACTGGAGCCGATGGCCCTGCCGGCCCTGCGCTGTTCATGCTGGCCGCCGACGGCGAACCCGGCGAGCTCGGCCCGCCTGGACCCCCCGGCCCGCAAGGCAGCCCAGGCAGCGCGGGCAGCACCGGAGCGCAGGGCGCACCTGGTCCTGCGGTGTATCTCGAGGCGGAACCCGGAGCCGATGGCGACATGGGACCACCGGGGCCTGTCGGTCCTGCGGGTACCGCGGGCAGCACTGGCGCTCAGGGCCCAGCTGGGCCTGCCATCTACCTCGAAGCAGAGCAGGGCGCAGACGGCGACATGGGACCTCCCGGTCCCGCTGGTGTCGCTGGCGCTGCAGGTGCGCAGGGCATCCAGGGCGTCCCTGGTCCCGCTCTCTTCTTCCTCGCAGATGCAGGCGACGATGGCGAGCGCGGACCTCCTGGTGCTGCAGGTTCCAACGGTGCCGCGGGTGCAGCCGGAAGCGCTGGACCGATGGGGCCTCCCGGCGACGACGGCCCAGCCTGCGATTGCATGCTGATTCCTGGACCTGCGGGCCCCGTCGGCGCGACCGGTCCATCTGGCAGCGGCGGCGCGTCGGCCACGGTCGTCGAGGTCAACGTCAGCGGAACGCCTGTCACGCGCGGCACGTTCACGATCACCAACGGCACCATCACCGCAACTAGCAAGGTCCTCGTGTGGCAGTCCTATGGCCCCTATACGGGCAAGGGCACCGTTACCAAGGACGAGGGCGAGATGGATCCCATCGTGGCGCTCGCTGTCCCCGCGGCTGGCTCGGCCCTGGTTCGATGGCACACGGAACACGTTGTTGTCGAGTCGCCCGTCTTGACCACTGCGCCAAGTCTCGGCGGCGGCACTGCAGCCAACAGCGGAACCAACCGCGACCCGCGCGCGACGGCGCTTCGTCTCGGGCGCGTCAAAGGAAATGTGAAGTTCGCGTACGTCGTCTTCACCTAGGAGCACACATGGCCATTCTTGAAGGCGGAACAAGCGGATCACTGATGGGCGTAGGCGCCGAGTCGGGCATGCCTGCGCACTTCGTCGCCAAGCCCGACCCGGCTGGCGCGCTGGGCATCTACCGCACGTCTCATCGCTGCGCAGTCATTGCTGCACAGGCGGCCAACTCGCGCTTGTTCGAGATCCAGAACGCGCACGCTACGAACCTCGTAGTCGTCCACTCGGTGCGCGTGCAGTGGCTGCAGACGGCAGCGCACACAGCGGCCATCGAAGACTCGCTCGACATGTTCAAGTGCACGAGCTTTTCAGCAGTGGACACGACGAACACCGTGACCCCCGCCGTGTCCAAGCTCCGCACGTCATTCGGTACACCTGGCGCGAACGTCCGCGGCGTCACCGTCGCGGGCGCTGCGGCTGGCATGACCGGCGGCACGCTCACCAAGGACACGAACCCCATCGTTCAGGTGCCGCAGTGGCTCCTGCTCGCAGTGCCTACGGGCGGTCCCACGCCATTCGTGTCGTCTGGCTGGAACGCCAACGTGGCCGACGGAGAGTCGCCGCTCATCCTCGTCCAAAACGAGGGCTTCATCATCGAGAACCGCGTGCTGCTCGGCGCTGCGGCTGGCTCGAGTGTCTACATCGACGTCCTGTGGTCCGAGTTGACCGCTTACTAGGAGAGAGTCATGGCGCAAAACAAGATCTTCCGCTTCGGCCCCATCGCCCTCACGGCGACCACGACCACGAACCTACTGAACCCGCCAACCGCAGCGGGCGGCGTGAACGGTGGGTCGAGCTCGCAGTACATCGTGCTTAAGCACATCCGTATCGTGAACAAGACCGCGGGCGCGGTGACGTTCTCGCTGTGGCTCGGCGGCACCGGCGGCAACGTCGCAGGCACGGAAGTCGTCGGCACGGCCACCAGCGTCGCGGCGAACAGCTACCTCGACTGGTACGGCTCCCTGCGCCTCGATGCCGCTGACTTCCTGGTTGGCGGTGCCTCTGCAGGCACATCGCTCACCATCCAGGGCGAGGGCGAAATCGGCGTGGCGGGCTAAGTCATGCCGACAGCGAACATGGGACTCACGCTGCCGACCGACCACGGCAGCAATGACGTCTGGGACACCATCCTCGATGACGTCTTCGGCCTGCTCGACGCCCACGACCACTCGTCGGGCAAGGGCGTCAAAGTCCCGTCTTCGGGGCTCAACATCAACGCCGATGTGGCCTGGAACAGCGGTGGCACCTACTACGCCATCACCGGCGCCAAGGCGCTCGACTTCCAGCCGAGCCCGAGCGCGGGAATGACCAGCTACGCCTGCGCGCTGTTCGTGAACAGCAGCGACAATGAGTTGTACTGGCGCACGTCGGGCGGCACCAACGTCAAGCTGACCGACGCCAGCAGTCTCAATGTCACCGCGTTCACAGGCGGCATCGGCGGCGACTACTCGTCTATCAGCGCGCTACTCGACTACGACGACGCCACCGACACGTATCGGATGCGCCAGGAAAGCAGCGGCGGCGTGCGTCAGTACGCGAAGCTCGGCGTGGCTGACATCATCCTGCGCGAGTACGACCCATCTGGAGACGTCACGGTCCCGACGAACGCCGTCACGATCAAGAGCCCCGACGCGCTCGCGGCCAGCTACTCGGTCACGTTCCCGGCGACGGTGGCGGCAAGCAATGGGCTGTTTCTGCAGGGCACGACCGCGGGCGTGCTTTCGTTCAGCAACACGACCACGCAGAACATCACTGCACCTGACTACAAGTTCAGCAACAACATCGAGCTGTCGGTCCCCACGCTGCCTGGAAAGGAAATCGGCGGCACGACGCACGCGCAGATTGCTGACCGGTTCACCACCGGGGCCAGCACGAACCCCATCTACATCCCGATCAGCGGGCTGCGCGTAGGTGACCGCATCAAGGCATGGAACGTCGCGATCAAGAAGAACACGAGTTCAGCAACCACGCTGACCGCGCGACTCTACAAGACATCAAGCGGCGGGACTGCCACTCAAATCGGTACCGACCAGACCAACAGCGGAAACGCCACCGGGAATGGCTTTCTCGGCGAGCTGCTCGGTAGTCCAGAAACCGTCGCTGCGTACTGCCAGTACTACCTCTATATCGCGCCAAGCACGTCCACGGGCGGGGACCTTGTGCTCGGCGGTGACATCGAAGTGGACAGGCCGTAGCCCATGCCCATCCAGAAGCAGCCACTGCCCATCGCCTTCGCTGGCGGCATCGAGTCGAAGACCGACTCGAAGCAGGTGCCGTCCACGCAACTGCTCAACCTGGAAAACGCGACCTTCATCAAGAAGAGCACGCTGGCCAAGCGCAACGGCTACGCGGCACTCGGGCAGTCCATCGAGGAAGGCGGCGCCGACCTGTCTGGCATCGTCGGCATGGCGAAGCGCGGCACCGAGCTGCTCACGTTCGACGAGGACCGCGCCTACAGCTACCGCAGCAGCTCCGACACATGGGCGGAAGCCGACGAGGTGTCGTCGGTCGTCGCCACGGAGCTTCCGCTCGCGCGCACGGGCACCAACCAGACCACGCCGGACCACGCCACGAACAACGGCGTCACGGTCATCGCGTGGGAGGACTCACGCGGTGGTGTCTACTGCTCGGTGCTCGAGGATGCATCCAAGCGCATCCTGGTCGCTGAAACGTCGCTGGATGCGACTGGCATCAGCCCGCGCTGCGTGGCGGTTGGCGAGGTCATCCACGTCTACTGGGCGCAGTCGACCACGAGTCGCATCTACGTCGCAGTCATCAACCCGGCTACCGCGACCGATACGCCGGTTCCGGCCATCCTGACCGAAGACCTGTCGAGCTCCAATCCCAGCTACGACGCCTGCGACGGCCTCCCGCTGTACTCGCCCAACCGCCCGGCGGTCATGGCGTGGGCGCTCCAGGGCGGCGGCTACCGCGTGGGGTACGTCCATGCATCGGGGCGTCTCGGTTCGCCGGTGACCAGCCTCCCGAGCGTTGCGACGTACACCGACACCGTCACCGGCCCCATTGCCTGCACCATCGACCGCTTCTCGGAAGCGGCGCTCTACGTCGCCTGGACCGACACCGTGCCGCGTGCTCGAGTAGTTTCCCCGACGGCCCTAAACACGTCCGTGGCGTCGGCGGCGCTGTCCGCCACGAGCGGCACATGGAACCGCATCACCATCGAGGTGTGCGACGACAGCACGGTGTGGTGGGCTGCGGAATTCGACGACACGGTGGATAACCTCAACCGCATCGAGTCGGGTCAGGTCAGCTCGACCCTGACCACTCTGACGGCTTCGAGCTCGCGCCTACTCCGCGGCCATGGCCTCGTGTCTCGCGCGTTCTACGACCTGGGGCACGTCTACGCCCTGGTCGGGCACCCGGTGTTCTACTTCCCCTACGTGGCGCTCGTGCGCTTGTCGGCTGCCGAGTTCGGCGGCGCGACGTCGACCGGATGCTACGCGCGCCTCGTGCCGGGACAGTTCCCTGGGCTATCTACGCGCAAGCACCTGGCCTCGGTGCAGTACGTTGGCCAGGACAGCGCCGACACGGGCGACACCTGGCCGCGGCAGCACTCGGTGTGCCTGGGCTACCGCATCCAGCTCGACAGCGAGGACGGTGACCAGTTCAGCGAAGTCGGCGTCAAACTGACCACGCTCGACTTCGACAACGACGCCTCCCACCAGTGCGCCGAGCTTGGGCGTGGCCTGTACATGGCCGGCGCGTGCCCCTCGCACTATGACGGGCGGCGGTGGGCAGAAGCTGGCTTCCACTGCGCTCCCGACACGACCAGCGGCAGCACGTGGGCGGCCGCCGACGGTTCTGGCTCGCTCGACGCCGGGACCTACGGATACAAGGTCACATATGAAGAGATCGACGCCCAAGGCGAGTGGCACCCCGGCCCCGAGTCCGTGGCTCAACTCGTTACCGTCGGAATCGAGGCGGCTGCGACGCTGACAATCCCAACGTACCGGCTCACGTCCAAGCGCCGCGTGCGGATTGGCGTGTTCCGCTCGCCCGTCAATGACTCATCAGCCTACTACCGAGTCAGCAGCACTGACCCATCCGACACCGGGACGAACGGCTACGTGGTCAATGACCCAACCGTCGACACCGTCAGCTTTACCGATGCCCTGTCAGACGCGGACCTGCTGCTGCGCGAACCGCTCTACACCAACGGCGGCATTCTCTCCAACGACCCGACGCCGATGAAGGGCGACGTGCTGGCAGGCGGTAAGTCGCGCCTGTTCGCCACGGACCCGACCGACCCGCACATGGTCCGCTACTCCAAGGAGCTCGCGGAGGATGACACCGCTGTCGAGTGGCCGGTCCACCTGCGCCAGCGAATCGACCCCTACGGCGGGCGCATCGTCGGCCTCGGCGTCATGGATGGCGCGGTCTATGCCTTCTGCGAGACGGCCATCTACGTCTTCGGCGGCCCTGGTCCCGACGCTGACGGCGGCACGACCTCGCAGAACGCCTTCACGCCTGCCGAGCTCGTCACGAGCGACGTCGGCCTGAAGTCTCCGAAGAGCATCTGTCAGACGCCCAACGGCATCGCCTTCCAGAGCGAGAAGGGGATTAAGCTGCTCGACCGCAGTCGCCAGGTCGTCGACATCGGCGCGGCGGTCTACGCCTACAACGACCAGACCATCACGCGCGCGACACTGCTACCCGACCGGCACCAGGTGCTCTTTCTGACCGACAGCGGCTACACGCTCTTGTGGGACTACGAGCGCGAGCAGTGGTCGAAGTTCACCAACCACGAAGGCCTTGACGCGGTGGTGCTGGATGGCACCTACCACTACCTGCGCAACGACTCGCGCATCTTCCGGGAGACACCGGGCGAGTACGTCGACGACAACCGTCACATCCCCATGCGCATCGACACCGCGTGGATCAACATGACCGGCTACCTGCAGGGCTGGCAGCGGGTGCTTTGGGCCTACTTCCTGGGTACCTACAAGTCCAGTCACACCCTCGGCGTACGCTACCGCCTCGACTACAACGAGGCTTGGTCCCGTCGTTTCGAGATGAACGTCGACGGCAACTACAACCCGTCCTTGTACGGCGAGGGCATCTACGGCGCTGGCGCCTACGGCGGAAGCGGCGGCGACACCACGCGCTACCAGCGCCGACTGCACATCAACAAGCGGTGTCAGTCCATCCAGTTCCGCATTGAAGACATCGAGGCTACCGCGCAGTACGGCGCGGCCTTCGAGCTCTCCGAGCTGCTGTTGGTCGGCGGTGTGCTCGGTACCGACTTCAAACCCGGCTCAGCAAGGAGCGGTTGATATGGGCTTCATGGACTTCATGTTCGGCGGCGCGGGCAAGTCTCCAAACGACTACCAGAAGCAGTCGCAGTTCCAGGACCGCAACCAGGTCCAGGGCATCATCAAGCAGGGCCTGGCCGGCGTCGACAACCGCACGGCCCCGCAGGCGACGCAGCAGAGCGCCTTCGCGCCGATGCAGATGCAGCAGGCGCAGCAACTCCAGTCCATCGCGTCGGGCCAGCAGAAGGGCGCGGGCGAGCTCGCAGCCCAGCGCCAGGTCCAGAACGCTCTTGCAGCACAGCAGGCGCAGGCGCGCATGGCTCGAGGTGGCAACGCAGCACTGGCGATGCGTCAGGGCGCGCAGAACGCGGCAGGTATCGGCCTCGCGGGCGTCGGTCAGGCGCAGCAGGCCGCGATGCAGGACCAACAGGGCGCGCAATCGCTGCTCACCAACGCGCTCGGCCAAGGGCGCGGCCAGGACCAGCAGATGCAGCTCGCGAACCTCGACGCGCAGCTCAAGTCCCGCGGCATGGACGATGCCCAGCGCATCGCCTTTTTGTCGCAACTGACCGGCATGAACGCCGCGCAGCTTCAGGCGCAGATGCAGGCATACAGCGCAGGCACGCAAGACAAGGGCATGTTCGGGTCGCTGCTCGCGGCGGGCGGCCAAGTCCTCGGCGCGTCCATGGGTTCTCCGTCGATGCCATCAGCGCCCAAGATGAGCCCCATTGCCGCGGGCAATCCTGGCGCGGGTGGTTACTTCACACCGACGGCACCGGTGTCCACGCCACAGATTCCGGTCAACGACTACACCGGCCGCTCGCGCTGAGGAGACACTATGGCACTCGTCGACATCAATGGGCGCTCGGTAGTCGTGCCTGACGACATGGCGCAGCATTTCGACCCATCGTCGGCTCTCGTCGGCTCGGTGTTCGACATGCCGAAGACGCTCATCCCACCGGCTCCACAGATGCCCGAGCCACCAAAGCCGGACCCGTACCCGTTCGACCCTGCCGAAGTCGCGTATCACACGGGTCGCGCGCCAGTGTTCGACAGTGACCAGGGCACGCTCGTGAACCCTGCGACGGGTATGCCGTCCGGCGTTCCGAAGTCGCAGCCGCGCACGGATGCCGCGCGCATCGGCATCCAGGGCTTCGGCGACGGCCAGGAGTACGCGGGCCCGCCGGATACGAGCATCCCGAGCGTCACCGGCGGCGCGATGCCTACGCAGGACGCACAGAACGTCGCTGGTGCACCGGCGGCACCGCGTGAGTACGTGGCGGGCAAGTTCGACAACAGCGACCAGGCCATCGCGAAGAGCAACAAGGC